TGTGTCATGGCGGTAAAGGAAGAGCAAAATGTATTTCTTGCGTCCAATTCACGGACAGTCAATACAGTTCTTGCCATGATTCATTCTCCTTTCTTTGCGTGCCGTCAATAGGTCACGTTGATGTTGAGCAGCTCCTTGGGGCGAACGATCTTCGCACCGAACAGCTCATAGCCCTTGACCGCATCGGCAAATTTCCGTTCGGGACGGTAGGGCTCCACATGAGCGATAGCATTGGCAAAGGCAATGGCACGCTGGGTGCGGATCATCAGATTATCGACCGCTCCGCTGTCCGAACGGGCAACGTTGTTGGACATCTTGATGATGGCGTTGCCGTACCGTGCCACACGGCCGTTCTTCATGATCTCACTGTTGTCGGTGTCCTTGTCGGTATACGCCTGCTTGAAGCGGGTGTAAAATCGGGGGGAGACCGTCAGCACGATGGTGCTGTTGGGGTTGACATCCTGCTCATACAGTGCCTCCAGCGCATTGTCGATGACGTGCAGGACGTTGATCTCACCCTCACCCGCCGTACCGACCACGATCTTTTTCGGTGCCGTGTGCAGCTTCTTGACCTCCGAGCCGAGAATGAGACCCGATACATAGGTATCCTCCTCATTGGCAAGCCCTTCGGCGGATTCCTTGTTCAGTGCCTCCATCACGCCGCCTGCCGACTGCGCCTTGTCGATGTCTCCCACCATATAGTTGAAATAGCGGATCTGATCGACCGTCAGGCTCACAGAGGTATCCTCCACCTCTTCAGGTCCGTCGATGTCTCCCGATGCATTCTTCTTCAGAATGGACTTGATCGTAGGCTTGCCCACACCGAGAATGCGGACGGTATCTCCCTTCTGCTTGATCGCTCCCTCAAAGGAGCGGTTGCAATCCTCTACATAAACTCTCTTGCGCTCCAGCTCTCTCTGGATCGCCTCCGACCAAACGGTCGGAATAAAATTCGCATATGACATTCGTTTCTCCTTTCCTGTTTACCAGTTTTTCATAGATCTCATGATCTTATCGTAGTTTTTGTGTACATCCCCTGCGCTCATTTTCCGCACATCCTCCGCCGAAAAGAATTCGTTCTCTCCGCCGTTGGAATGGGACAGGGCGCCCGGGGAGGCTTTCTTGTTGGCGAGCATATGTGCCGCCATGTGACGGGCCTGTCGGTCCCGTCCCTCAAGCAAGGACAGATAGCCCTCATAGATCTCTGTCAAGGGTCGCTCTCCCGTTTTGCCTTCGGCAAAGGATCGGAACGCCTCATCCCCGATCAGCTCCTCTATGTCTACCTCCGGGTATTTGGTCAAAAACCGTTCCCTGTCGGTACGGTACCATTCTGCCTGCTTTCGCTCCTCTTCCTCGGTACGTTCCTGCTCTCGCTGACGTTTCTTCTGAAATCTGGAAAAGTCGCCAAGCGGATCACCTCCGCCTCGGTCGATCTCCTTCATGGTCAGATACTCTTCAATGTCCCGAGCATCCTTCATCTCCTCACCGGTATAGGGATTGATATGATCCAATACCTCAAGGATAGCGGCTTCCCTTGCCGCCCGACGCTCTCTGTCAAGAGTCTGCTGCTCTCGCTCTGCCCGTCTTTGCTCCGCCGCCCGACGCCGCTGCGCATATTCGGCATTGGTCGCAGCACTTTGGGGCTGTTTTTCTCCCGATTCGGGAGGATTGGTCTCGGAAAAGACAGCTTCTGCCTCTTCTCCTTCCGCTTGCTTGGAAACGTCAGCGACCTCGTTTCCCACGATGCCTCTCCCCTCGGAGAGGTCGCTTGTTTGCGCTGTCATTGTTTCGTTCTCCATTGAACTCTTCCTTTCTCGGATTTTTGCGCTCTTCCTGCGTAGTATGTATGAATCGGGGCGCTGCCCCGATCCCCGCTCAGGAACCTTTTTGAAAAACGTTTCCTGAGAACCTTCAAAAACTTTATCATTGCTGTCTCGCTACCAATGTCTGAGCAAATTCTCGTGCATCGGCTGTGGTCTGCATCAGTGCGGTATTGCCCGCTCGGATCTTATCCTCTGCCTCTGCTCTGAGGCGTGCCAGAAGCTCCTTCAGCTCCATATTTTCCCGAATAATGCGGTTGACATCCTCCACGCTCTCATTCTGCTTTTCGATCAGTGCCACATATTGCCGATTCTGCTCGGTCAGCTGTTCATTCTGTGCCGTCAGCTGACGAAGAGCCTCCTGCTCCTGCGCCTCGATCCCCCGCATCAGCTCGGTCTTATTGGACAGCGCATCCTTGGGGTAGGCATTCAGATAGGTCTTCAGGGTTATGGCGCCCTTGGCAAAGAGGGCGTCCAGCACGGTAATATCCCCTGCGGCGCCCGACTTGGTTCCGCCCGTCGTCTCCACCACCACATCAAACTCGGTACCCAAATACTCGGCACCGTGAAAGACATCGCTCTGTCTGACCGCTCCCGGATCGGTTCCCGGGGCGGGCGATACATCACCCGCCTCTTGGTGTTCGATCGGTGCCTCTACCGTGTAGCTGAACCGCTTATTTTGATAGAACAGCTTGAAGAACTGCGCCAAGACCTTCCCCTGCTTTTCCTTCACCAGCCAAAAGGCTTCCTTCAGCTCCTCGGTAGGGATCCTCGCCTGTGCCTGAAGCTGGGCGATGGCGGCGCCCGACAGATTGCCTCCCACGGTCTCTCCCGTCATGATCTCCCCTGCTCCCGTGACCGATCGTGTCATCTGCGTCAGCGTATCTGCCAGCTGAATGGGAAAGGATTGCATGGTCTGCTCGGTCATCTTGCGGATGCCGCTTCCCGTCTTGCTGTGATCCACCAGCACCTGTCCCGGCTCGTTGGTAATGACCTGCTCGCCCAGTGCCTGCGGATGCACGACATATTTGCCCCACGCCGTCTCCTGTGCATTGAGCAGAGACATGGCAAACAGAAAATTGACCGATTTCTGATTGGGGATCAGCCCCTCGACCTCACCAAGCCCATAGATCGAATTGTTTCTCGGCTCATAGCTTCCCGCCACAATGGGATACAAAGGGGCCTTGAGCGTTTCTGTCCGCACAGAGGGCTTTTTCGGAGTGTCGGGCAGGCTGTTGTTGGGAGCATCCTCTCCGTCCAGCTCCCGCCATGCCGCCTCGATATCGGGTGCGATGGGAAAGGGACGGTTGACTACCGCATAGCGGGTCGCTTTTTCGCAAAAGACCTCTCCGTCCCGACGGAAATACTTAGTCAGAACGGTACACAGCTTGTCCCCTTCCTGCTCCACGGCACCGTATCGCTCCTCGGATTCATCGGCACAGATCGATTCGGCATCCAGTCCCTCGTCCATGCTTTTCCGTACAGAGGAAACCTCCTCTCTCGAACGGATGAGGATCCATTTCTGCTTTTGCTCGTCCCGTTCCTTGGGATTGGCAAAAAAGATATTCAGCGGGTCGATGATCTCGCCCCGCAAGGCGCCCTCCCGCGCACCGTCCTTTCCTCTTGCCTCGGCATCCCAGTAGTAGTGATAGAAGTAAGAGCCTTTGATAACGCCGTCATGGATGGCTTGCTTGTCAAGCCCCTCCTGCCCCAGCTCCTTGCCGATATACTCGGCAAACCGATTGAAGCGTTCCGTGTCGGCGTTTTCGTCCTCTGCCGTGTAGACCAGTTTCACGGGCGTAGACAGAATGGCGCTCTTTTTGGAGCGGCAGATCATTTTGATCAGATTGATCACGGGGCGCGGCAGATTCTTGGTATTCTTGGTGGGAGGCGGCCACTGATCCCCCTCATAGAAGCGCACGAACTGCGGTAGCTTGCTCCCCAGCCCCATGGCACTCTGATACTTCAGACCGTTCTCATAATCCTCCCACAGCTGCGTGACCTGTCTTTCATCCATGAGCTCCCTCCTCTCCGTTGAGCCATTCGCTGAGCAGTCGGGAGGTAGACACGCCCTCTCCCTTGGCTCCTTCTTCTTTGTTCGGCTGTTGCTTCAATCGGTCGATGCGTTCGTCCAGCTCATCCAAAAGGACCTCCAGCTCACTGACCCTCTCCTCCAACAGCTCGATCCGCTTTTTTCTTCTCATATCCTCTCCTGCTTCCTGTTTTACCACGTAATAAAGGCATCCGAGTCGCCGTCTTCCGAGAAATTGCGGGTAATAAAATCCTTCTCTCCCGTATCGGCGGGGATCCATGTCCGTCTCTGCTGCGTTCCGATAAAATGCGCAATGGCAAGCGCCATCACAAGATCGTCGTGCATGCCCTGAACCGCCTCCATGCGGCCGTTGTCCTTCTTGACAAAGACCGTCATTTCCTTCAGGGTCTCCCTGTCACACTCAAGGGTTACATCCTCCCGCATTTCGGCGACCAATTCCCCGATAATGACGGGCTTTGTTTTGGCGGTCGTCTCAAAGCCAGGTACCTGCTCTACTGTTTCGCACAGCCGATCTAACCGCTCCCTCAGATACAGATGGGGATAGCGGTAGACCGATGCCAGCAGGCGGGTGGGCTGACGGCTGTAATTGGTCTCGATTCCGATGAGGGCATCGTGGTAGTACTTGCCGAGACAGTACATCTGCTCGGCATACAGATCCTCATCCATCCGTTGCTTACGGAGCGTTGCCGCCGTTTTGCGGTCGAGACTGCACACCACCTTGCCCGTAAAATAGTCGGTACCGCTCCCCGCCGTATCGCCGCCAAGGGTATACGGTGCCAGTGCGACCGTCTGCCCCTCTCCGTTTTTCTTGATACGGGGCTCCTCATGCAGGGTGATATATCCGTTTTTGTCCTCAACAAAGGCGATATCGGTCAGGCTCCATTCCACATCCACCG